TGATTTATCTATAACAATGACTGAAAGTGAATTTAATGGTCATATATATAAAGCAGTATCGGCGATAACATATCGTGGAAAATCTTTATTAAGTCAAGACCCTATTGTTGCAAAACAATGGCTTGATGATAATATTACATGGCGGGATGTGTTTAAACCTAAAACAGCCCCCGGTATGACACCTTATGAATTTTTACAATCTGTTGCAAATGGTACTAATCCGTATTGGGATGATACTGATGCGAATAATAAACATTGGGTATTTCCGGGTCGCCCTGATTTGGAAGAAGCAGCAAATACACGTAGGGCAATTTTTGATGATTATGACGATGATTTTGAATTTGCTTCTGATATTTATGATAATGAATCGGTAAGTATTAGTAATATCACACAATCAAAAGTTGGTAAGTTTAATGACGATGCAACTGATTTGGGTAATGAAATTTTATCTGAAAATAAAATTGTTTCAAATACCCAATCAAGTGTAAAATCTGATGATATTGAAGATGTTGTTAATGATGAATCTGAATTTGATGATTACGATGATTTACCATTTTAATTGAATTTATATTTAACGGATAGTGGGTGGTATCATACCACTCACTATTTAAATCTCTAACAAAATTAATTGTTGAATATTATGGCAAAAAAAATCAATGAAGATGTTCCAATGAATGATGTGCGTAAACCTACGCCGAAGAAAAACTTTTCGTTGGATAATTTTAAAAAGAAAGCGGGTATTGAAGATATTTCTGACAAGCCATTAGAATGGATTGAATTTTCTAAGGGTTTTAAAAAAGCAACAGGATTACCCGGTGTTCCAAAGGGTTATGTAACGTTATTTAGAGGTCATACCAATACAGGTAAATCAACTGCAATATGTGAATCATTGGTTGCTGCACAAAGAAAGGGGATTTTACCTATATTAATTGATACTGAAAATAATATGGGTAGGGGTAATTATAGGTTAAAAGAACTTGGGTTTGATTTTGATAATTATATTAGAATTGATAATGATTATTTATTGAACGAATTTGGTAAAAAGCAGAATAAAGATAGAACTGAAGCATCGATTGAAGATTTGGCAAAATGTTTCTATTATTTTCTTGACATGCAAGATGCTGGTGAATTACCATATGATTTATTATTTGCAATCGATTCAATCGGTACTTTAAATTGTGTTAAAACAATTGAGGCTGCCGAAAAGGATGATACGCAGAATAATATGTGGAATGCTGGTGCATATGAAAAGGCGTTTATGTATTTGTTAAATAATACAATACCTAGTTCAAGAAAAGAGAATAGAAAGTATACAAATACCGTTGTTGCGGTACAAAAGATATGGATTGATAATATGAATAAAGGTGTTGTTAAACACAAGGGTGGTGAAACGTGGTATTTAGGCTCAAGACTGATATATCATTTTGGTGGTATTCTTAGTCATTCTACCAAAGCAGCGACTGCTGAGAGTAAAAAACGTGAGGTTAGTTATGGTATTGAAACAAAAATCAGTGTAGCAAAAAATCATGTTGACGGTCCGCTTGGTGGTATTTCAATGGAAGGTCGCATAATATCAACACCACTTGGCTTTGTTCATCCTGATGATAAAGATGCGTTTAAGAAAGAACATATTCTTTATTTTCGTAATTTATTTGAAGATAATAGTATTAGTGCTGATGATTTAACACTTAACACTAAAGCGATTGATAGTAATGGTAAAATTTCATTTGCTGATGGCGTTATTGAAAGAACTGATGTTGATGAATAATGAAAATTAGAACTTTATTAGTGGATTCTTCCTATCTTTTGAAGCGTTCATTTCATGGCGCAAAGGATACATATTCTGTAAATTTTGGTCATATTGGTGGTTTATATTCCTTTTTAACAACAATTCGTATGTTAATAAAAGAACACATGATTAATAAGGTGGTTTTAGTATGGGATGGTGAGGGTGGTGGTATTTATCGTCATAGAATTGATAAGGAATATAAAGCAAATCGTAAAACGAAAGAATGGTATAAAAAAATTGAAATGACTGAAGCAGAAATTCGTAGAGAAAAAGAAAAGGAAGAATCCCTATTAAAGCAAAGAAAAAGAATACAAGCGTATGCAGAAGAGTTGTTTTTAAGACAAATTGAGGTTGATAATATTGAAGCAGATGATATAATTGCTGAATATTGTTTAAGAAATTATGATAAAGAAGAAATTTTTTTATATTCTAATGATAGGGATTTTGCACAATTATTAGATTTAAATATAACAATAATTTTTCCAAATATCGAAAAGCCGATAACAAAGTATAATTATTTAATGTATTTTGACCATCATTATACTAATGCTTTAACAATAAAAATAATTTGTGGTGATACTGCTGATAATATTAAAGGTATTGATGATGTTGGTGAAAAAACATTATTAAAATATTTTCCCGAATTAAAATATAAACAACTTACAGTTCGTGAAATTTGTACAAAGGCGGATTTAATTAATAAAGAACGTATTATTAATAAAAAAAAGCCAATAAAATCATTAGAAAATATATTAAAAAATATTGATAGATTAAAAATTAATTATAAATTAGTAAATTTAAAAGAACCGATGTTAAATGAACTGGCGATTGATGAATTAAATCAGTTAGAAATGCCACTATCCCCCGAAAATAGGGGTAGTAAAAATTTATTTAAAATGATGCAAGAAGATGGTTTTTTAAGCATATATGGTAGTACATTTCCAAATTATGTTGAACCATTTTATACTGTAATTATGAATGAGAAACAACTACTTACAGAGTATTTGAAAAAAAATAAAAGAAATATATAAAATTTTCTTTTATTATTATTAAAACAAATTTATATTTGTAAATAAATTATTAATCAATTAAATTATATACGTATGAGTAATATTGATGGAAACAATATTTTTAAATTTTCTCTTTATCAGAATGATATTTTATTTTGTGAGAAAATTTATGATGCGGATCAGTTTAATCCGTTTACTAGGTATTCAATTGATATTCGTGATATTTTACCACGAATAATTTCAAGATTACAAAAAACATTATCAAAGCGTAGTTATGTTACTGACTATGGTGTTGGTAGAATTAATTTTGATGATGTTAATAGTGATGAGTATTCTTATGACTTAATTCATTCTGAACATGTGTATTATAATCCAACACCAATAACACAACAAATTGACGATAAAATTATTCATGGTGTTGAATTTAAATTTGGTTTATATATAAACAATAATCCGATTGTTGAAAGAATTTTTTATGTTGATTCATTTAATCCCATTTCAAGATGGTCTGTTGATATTGTTGAAACATTTGTTGAAATAACTGATAGTATTGTAGAAAGAATAAAAAAGAATGATATTAAAAACATTTGGGATGATTATGATTTAATAAATCGTAAAGGACTCACATTTCTTCAGGTTAGAGAATTATCACTTGCCGATAGAGAAAGATTGTTGAATAGTTTAAAAAGTTGCTGATGATTTAATTATTAGTATTATTTCAACAAATATGTTATTATTTTGCAATAATTTTATTGTTGTGTATTGTTATATTTTTTAAAAATAGATAGAAATGGGAGATATTAATGAAAATACATTTAGTGCTTATTTAGGACCTGAATTTCAACAAAAATTAATGTGGCAACTTTTGGTAGAACCTGAATTTGCTGAAAAAACAATACCCAATTTATCGATCGATTATTTTGATGATCCTAATTTAAAAAGATTATATATAATTATATTAGAATATTATCGTGATTATCAAAAAGTACCAAATCTTCAAAATAAGAGTATACATCAAGCAATTAATAAATATAAAACACCAAATAATTTAATAGAAGAGGAAGCATTATTTTCTATAGTTAAAAGAATTGAGTTGTGGAATGAGAGAGTCATTAATAAACAAATGTTATATGATGGTGATGCGGTACAAAAAACAACTAATCAATTTATAAAACAACAAGAATATAGAAAAGTTGCTGAATATATTTTAGAAAAAGTTAAAAATGGTGAAATAAAAAATAAGAATATTGTCTTTACCATTGAGGAACGTTTTCAAAAAATATCAAATATTGGTGAAGATAATGATGATTGTGAAGAAGTTATTGAGGGTATTGATAATGCGTTGAGAAAAGAATTCAGACAACCCATTGCGACTGGTATTGGTGCTATTGATGCACTTACTGGTGGTGGTTTGGGTAAGGGTGAAATTGGTATTGTTTTATCACCATCAGGTGTTGGTAAAACAACATTTTTAACAATAGTTGCGAATACTGCATATGAAGATGAAAAAAATGTTGCGCAAATAATTTTTGAAGATACTAAAGATCAGATAAAACGTAAACATTATACGATTTGGGCAAAATCTAAATTAAGTAAATTGGATGAAGATGAAGAGAATGAAAGGGTATCTAAAATTGTGCATGAGAAGGCAAAAAAAATGGAAGGTAAGGGTAGATTGATTATAAAAAGATTTAGTCAAGAAAACACAACAATGTTAGATATTAGAAATTGGATGATTGCATATCAAAAGAAATATGGATTTAAATTTGATATTTTAGTTTTGGATTATTTGGATTGTGTTGAATCACATAAAAAAACATCTGATAGAAACGATGCTGAACTTTCGGTAATAAAAGCATTCGAAGCATTAGCATCTGATTTTAATATTCCTGCATGGACTGCAATACAAACAAACCGTTCGGGATTTAATGCTGAGTTTGTTGATGCACAGCAATCTGGTGGTAGTATTAAAAGAATACAAAAAGCCCATTTTTTTATGAGTATTGCAAAAACACAAGAACAAAAAGAAGCACAATTAGCAAATATTTCGATTTTAAAAGCGAGATTTGCACAAGATGGGCAAAAATTTGAGGATTGTATATTCAATAACGATACTATGCAAATTATAATAAACGATCCCAGATACCAATTTTCTAAAGTAAATAAGTCATTAAAACATTATGATGATAATGATATAAAAAAAATAGAAGAAAAGGCGAATAAATTAAATGAATTGGGTAATGAGAATTTAAATTCAAATGAAGGTGTTATTTTTAATGTGTTAGATAATTACAATAACGATGATTTATCGGAAAATTTTAATACGAATTGTTGTGCTGATACTTCAAATGATAACACAATAATTTCGAATATTGAAAATATTGATAGTGTAACAAATGATTTTAATTTGATTGACCCAGATGTATCTATGGGTGTTGATAATAATAATATTAATGATTTGTTATCACAATTACGTAAGACGCAAAATGTGAAACGCAAAACGTGAAATATGTCGTGAGTTATGTTTTTAAAATCGATGATTTTTCCAATCATCGATTTTTTTTACAATTAGTATTTATTATTATAAATTAAAATTATTTGATTATGAAAAGAAATGTTGATGATTTTTATTTAAATCAAATTACTGAGGAATTGTTATTTTTTGAAAACGTTAATCAGACAAAGAATTTTTTGAAATCAAAAAATCTTGATCCGAATACAAATACCACAGGTAAAAATATTTTTGATACTATTACTGGTATTACTAGGGGTGACGGTTATACTTATTTATTAACA